CAGTCGTAATTGGAAGACTATGATTGCGATGCAAAAAGTAGATCATCCTACTAAAGGTAAGGTCACCCCTGCGGTATTTGCTACTAAGTGGAAACTATCTTCCATCGAGCAAAGCAATGACAAAGGTACGTTTGCCAATTGGCAAGTTGAAAAGATAGGTCTTGTTGATAATCGAGATCTATTGATGGAGGCCAAAGCTTTCCGCTCAAGCGTGGCGGCAGGCGAAGTTAAAGCTGCACCAGAGGAGTCTCCTAGCTCCGCTGTTAACGGAGATGAAATACCGTTTTAAATGTAGCACGGTGGCGGAGAGGGGATGCTCCGCCACTTTTTCTAGGAGATACTAATGTCGAATGCAAAAAGATTATTGGAAGCCTTTGAAGGATCTTCCCTAGCTCACGGTAGAACTACCGTGGGGCGTGTTGGACGCAATGGGAAGACAGACGCTAAGTACACAGTGCTTCGAGAACCTCTTACTGAAACAGTAATGCAACATCATATTGATGGTAAGCAAGGTGTGAACTCAATCCCCATCAATGCAGACAATCAATGTAAGTTTGGTGTTCTTGATATTGACATATATGATTTAGACTTAGGCGAATTAAATAAAAAGATTAAAAAATTAAAGCTTCCCCTTTTCCAATGTCGATCCAAGTCAGGTGGAGCTCACCTGTTTTTATTCTTAAAGGATTGGGAGCCAGCGGCTTTGGTACGAGAGTACCTACTCGAGATGTCTGTTGTGTTAGGATACGCTAGTGATTGCGAGATCTTCCCAAAGCAAGACAAGATTATGGCTGACCGGGGGGATGTTGGTAGTCATATCAACGTACCGTACTTCAATGCAGAACAAACCATGCGTTATTGTTTCGATAGCCAGGGCCAGGCGATGGAGTTGGAGGAGTTTCTAACCGCAGTTGAGAAGGGTCGAGTATCAATATCCGAACTGAATGAGATGGATCTTGGTGGTAAAAGGGAAAGTTTTACGGACGGACCGTATTGTTTAGAAGTAATGACCAGTCTTGGGAAAGTTTCAAAGTACAGAAACATATTTATGTTTGCGGTTGGTGTGTATTGCCGAATGAAGTGGCCTGATGATTGGAAGAAACACCATGAAGAATACAACCGACAGTTTTGTTCACCCGCTCTCCCCTCAAGGGAGGTGGTAGATATCCAGGGATCACTAGAGAAGAAAGAATATTTCTATCAGTGTGACCAATGTCCATTAAAAGATCATTGCGATAAGGATCTATGTAAGACCAGACCCTATGGGGTGGGTAACGATGCCTTGGATCTTCCTACGATGGGAGGTCTAACGATTATAAAATCTCAACCTCGACTTTACTTTATGGATGTTGAAGGCAAACGTGTGGAACTATCCACGGATCAATTAGTTAACCAGGGCCTTTGGGCAAAGGCATGTGTAGAACAGATCAGTTACTTCCCATCTATGATGAAGCCAAGCAAATGGAACTCAACAATAAACCAGATGTTACAAGAGGGAACCTACTTAGAGGTGACCGAAGAGTTTACATATCACGGACAGTTTAAAGATCATCTTAGAAACTATTGTACAAGTCGAGTACGCGCTATGTCCCCTGATGAGATCCAGATGGGCAAGCCCTGGACCGAGGGCGGAGTTACTAAATTCACAATCAATGGTCTAATGGAATATCTAAATAGACAAGATTGGAAACACTGGTCCAAGGCTCAAGTACAAGAGGGTATTAAAGCATTGAACGATGACGGTGATGGTGTGGGACACCAGAACATAATGAGAGGCGGCAAACGAACTTCGATTAGAGTTTGGTTTGTTCCTTCTTTTGAACCAGAAGAACTTGAAACAATCACAAAGGAGAATGATGATGACAAAATCCCCTTCTGAGAAACTGATACCTGTTAGCGAAGTTGCTGACTGGTTAGGTGTATCCAGATCCACTATTTATAAGTGGGTAGAACTAGAAAAATTTCCGCCGCCCTTGATCCTTGGAATCGAGGGAGATGGTAAGAGGAGTGCAAGCAGATGGTATAAGTCTGAAGTCACCGCTTGGTTAGAAGATCGACCGCGTGGTATACAACATGGGCTCTAGTACTCTGATCTTTGGACCTCCTGGTTGCGGCAAGACTTACACTCTTATTGAGAGCGTTAAGGAGGCTCTGGCTGAAGGCACGTCTCCAGATCGTATAGCGTTTGTATCTTTTACAAAGAAGGCGGTGCGTGAAGCTACGGATAGAGCCTGTGCTGCGTTTAACCTGACGGAGAAAGATCTACCTTATTTTAGAACACTACACTCTATGGCCTTTAGAGGGCTTGGATTGCAGTCTTCTGATATGCTTGGTCGAGATGATTGGAGAATCTTAGGGAACCAACTTGGTTTAATCTTTGATGGAGTAAGCGGAGTATCTCCAGACGATGGAATGATTATGCCTTTGCCGATTGGTAAGGGAGACACCTATCATCAGTTAATGACAAGAGCTCGATACAAAATGATTTCTTTTGAAAAAGAATACAACCAACATGGAGACCGGGATATGTATTTTCCACTCCTAGAAAAGATTGAGAAAATTGTTTCTACTTACAAACAGGAAAACACTAAGTATGACTTCGTTGATTTGATAGAACTATACATACAATCTGTGATGCCTCCCTCGTTAGATCTATTGATTGTTGATGAGGCACAAGATCTGACACCGTTGCAATGGGAAATGGTAAAGACAATAAGCTCGAATGCGAAGAAGGTTTTATATGCGGGAGATGATGACCAGGCGATCCACCGATGGACAGGTGTTGATGTACGGTTATTCCTAGGGTGCAGCGATCAAAAAGAAATACTTACTCAGAGTTATAGATTACCAGTGTCAGTGCATCGTTTGTCTCAGCACTTGGTGCATAGGATAGATGAGAGACAAGAAAAAGAATTTAAACCTACCGAGGATCGAGGGTCTGTAAACTTTCACAGACAGATACGAGAACTTGATTTCTCCACAGGATCATGGACGTTGATGGCTCGAACCAATGCAATGGTACGAGAGTGGGGGGAGTTGCTACAGGCCGAAGGTCTTTTGTATTCTATAAAAGGTAGGAGTAGTATTAGCCAATCCACGGCAGAAGTGATTACTTCGTGGAAAAAATTACAGAGGGGAGAACATTTACCTCTTGCATCTGTTGTTAAACTCTACGAAAATGTCCCCAAGATGGGAGATTTCAAAGTAGTGAAACGAGGTTCGAGCAACCTATTACAGGCCGTTGATCCTGAAAGCCTCCTGTCTTACGAAGATCTTAAAGAAAAATATGGAATGGAAGCACCCAAGGACCGAGATGCGATGGACGTGGCTCGACTAGGCACTCATGATAAGCTTTACTTTGAGGCTATTGAGCGGAGAGGCGAGGACATTCTGGACGAACCTAGGATTAAACTGTCAACCTTTCATGCCATGAAGGGGGGAGAAGATGATAATTGTGTGGTATCTTTATCAAGCACTCGAGCATGTGCTGAGAATAGAAACCAAGACGATGAGCACCGTGCATTTTATGTTGGCGTAACGAGAGCTAAGAAAAATCTGCACATAATTGAGTCCGATAAAAAATACAGGTATATGGTATGAAAGGAAATAAAATGAAATATGCGATATTATATGTAGCGGCAATTGTTGCCGTTAATTATGGGTTTTCTGTTATAAAACCTTGGTTTGTGTTTGGTGCGGCTTTACCGCCAATGACCTTTTTAGTTGGAGCTGTCTTTATTTTAAGGGACTACGCACAAAAAGATTTAGGTCATTATGTTTGGGCTCCAATGGCAGTCGGTATTTTACTTAGTTACCTAATGGCTGATCCATTTATAGCGATTGCTTCAGCATTGGCTTTTATAGTTTCAGAAACAACAGATTGGGCTGTGTACACTAAAACAAAAAGACCTATGAAAGATAGGATACTTTTATCTTCCGCGATATCTGTTCCAATTGATAGCCTTGTCTTTTTGGTTGTTGCAGGATTTTTTGGTTGGACAGCATTTTTTGTAATGGTTGTTTCTAAAATGATTGCGTCAGTTATTGTTTGGTTATCTTTAAAATGATTCATTATCACGGCACTCCCTTAACACCTAACTCTGAATTGTTAAAGATGGCTGGAAAACACTTTTGTGTTAGTTATGCCAATCCAGAAAATGCAGATTGGTGTTTTAAGAATTCTCAATCTGTTATGTGGGATAATGGTGCGTTTACTTCTTACACACAAGGTCAAGAATTTAATTTAAAAGGTTTTATATCTTGGGTTGAGGAGTTTCTTTATCCCCCGCATTGGGGAGTAGTTCCTGATATAATTGGTGGAACAGTGGAGGATCAAAAGAAATTAATGCATGAATGGCCTTACTCTAAAGAACTTTCTGCCCCTGTTTGGCATATGAATTTACCCATTGACTGGCTACTTGAAATTGCAGACAATTATCCACGGTTTTGTTTTGGTTCTTCTGGACAATATTGGCAAGTTGGTTCTGAGGCTTGGTGTAGACGATGCGACGAAGCTTGGAATGAACTAACCAGAAGGAATTATCGACCTTGGGTACATATGATGAGGGGACTTTCTTTATGTGGGGATGTTTGGCCTTTTGCTTCTGCCGATAGTACAAATGTTGCTAGAAACTTTAAGAATATAGGTCATCAAGTTTGTCCAGAGAGAATGGCAAGAAGAATTGATTCTATTCAAAGTTGGAAGAAGTGGTCAATAAAAGAAACACAATTGTCTTTAATATAGGGAATCAATATGAAAAGAGAAGAGTTATTACAAAAAGCAGAATCCTTGGTCAACGGTCCGAGAGCCAAGCATTATGGAGATGCTTACGAAAACCATGAGCGTATCGCCAAGTTATGGTCTGTAGTGTTAGGGGTAGACATAACTGTTGCCCAAGTTTATCTTTGCCTAAACCAATTGAAGGTATCAAGACTTATTGAAACCCCTGATCATGAAGACTCTTGGGTGGACATAGCTGGATATGCAGCTTTAGGTGGAGAGAAATGGAACGAGTAGATCCTATTATATCTTGGTGGAGTGCGGGCGTGACGAGTGCGGTTGCTACTAAACTTGCCATAGATAAGTATGGATCTGATGCCGTCCGACCTATGTACTTTCAAATAGATAGTGCTCATCCTGACAACGACAGATTTAAAAGTCAGTGCGAAGAATGGTACGGTAAAAAAATAGAAGTTCACAGATCTCATAAGCATAATGATCAGTTTGAAGTTATCATCAAAGATAAATATGTTAATGGACCAGGTGGTGCCCGATGTACTTTGGTTCTCAAGAAGAGAGTTCGTCAAAGGATAGAGAAAGAAGTAGATTACTCAGGCCAGATCTTTGGGTTTGAGTATAGCAAAAAAGAAATCAATCGAGCCATTCGATTTAAAGAACAGTATCCTGATGCCAAACCTTTATTCCCTTTGATTGAGAACAAGGTCAATAAGAAGGAGTGTCTTTTTTATTTAGAGCAACAAGGAATTAAACGACCAACGATGTACACTCTTGGATACAACAACAATAATTGTATCGGTTGTGTGAAGGGCGGCATGGGATATTGGAATAAAATACGGACAGACTTTCCAGATCATTTTGAAAAAATGGCACAGGCAGAAAGACAAGTGGGTAATTCATGTATAAGAGGAATCTTTTTGGATGAACTTGACCCAGAGGCAGGAAGAAGACAGAAGATTGTGACCCCAGATTGTGGTAATTTTTGTGACATTGAATTTACAGAGATCATGCATCCTAGAGTTGAGTCGATCTACGAACAACCAGAACAATTATCTTTTATGTTTGAGGAGAAGTGATGCAGAAGAATCTATTCGAGATCAGTAGCAGTAACGATGATGATTACCTAATAAAAAACGAAATGGATCTCATTGAAAAAGACTGGAACATACCACCAGAGTACCCCGACCTAACAGGGTATAAACAAATAGCGATAGACCTCGAGACATGTGATCCTAACATCATGACTTTAGGTCCTGGTTGGTCAAGAAACGATGGGCATATAGCCGGGATTGCGGTAGCAGCAGGGGATTACTACGGATACTTCCCAATCAAGCATGAGAACGGACATAACTTAGACCACAAGATGACCATGAAATGGTTGAAGAAACAGATGGAAACCCCTGACATCGATAAGATCATGCACAATGCCACCTACGATGCAGGATGGCTCCGCTCAGTGGGCATTGATGTTCAGGGTAGGATAATTGATACGATGCTTGCTGCGGCTCTCATAGACGAGAACAGGTTCTCCTACAGCCTAAACAATTTAGGCAGAGATTACCTGGGTGAAACAAAAAGTGAGAGGCTTCTTAGAGCAGCCGCCGCAGAATGGGGGATCGATCCCAAGGCAGACATGCACAAACTACCTCCGAAATATGTTGGAGCCTACGCAGAACAAGACGCAGTGCTCACATTAAAACTCTGGGACAGATTCAAAGCAGAGATATCACAACAGGAACTAAGTCACATTTTTGATTTAGAAACATCTCTTATACCAGTAATGCTTGACATGAGACAGAAAGGCGTTCGCGTAGATCTTAACAAGACAGATAAAATTCGTTCAGAACTCAGGTCCAAGGTGCGAGAACTGAAAGCAGAGATCAAACGTAAGAGCGGCGTGGACATCGAACCTTGGGCAAATGCCTCTGTAGAGAAGGTGTTCCAAAAGCTAGACATCGAGTACCCTACTACGGAAGCGGGTAGCCCATCCTTTACAAAACATTTCTTGAATGCTCACCCTAATGATGTAGCTCAGATGATTGTAAAGCTACGAGAGTTTGACAAGGCAGACAGTACATTCATTGATAGTATCATGCGCCATGAACATAAAGGTCGGATACACACAGAGTTCCACCAACTTAGAAAGGACAATGCGGGAACTGTAACGGGAAGATTTTCGTCTAGTAACCCAAACCTCCAACAGTTTCCTGCGAGGGATCCAGATATTAAGAAGGCAATCAGAGGATTGTTTCTACCAGAAGAAGGTGAGAAGTGGGGAAGCTTTGACTACTCGAGCCAAGAACCGAGGCTCCTAGTGCATTTTGCATCGTCACTACCAGATGGAATGAAGCACTCTGTGGTTGATGGGATAGTCGAAGAGTACAACAATGGGGATGTTGACCTACACCAGATGGCGGCAGACCTTGCAGGGATCTCTAGGAAAGAAGCCAAGGTCGTTAACCTAGGTATCATGTATGGAATGGGTGTTGGAAAACTCAGCAATCAATTGGATATTGCCAAGGAGGAGGCCAAGGATATTCTTGAACTCTACAACGATAAGGTGCCTTTCGTAAAACAGTTGGCAAACATGGCAAGTCAAAGAGCCGAGAGCCAAGGTCAGATACGAACGATCCTTGGTCGT